CTTCGGGCAACGTGGGATAATTCCTTTCCACGTCACTACACAAAGGAGCCCAAAATGGGCGCAGCGACAGACATCCTGGTCAAAGATGACGCGACCTCCCCTGTGGAGCACACGTTCATCCCCGCAAACGACAAGGCCGGTGCCTTCTGGAGAACCAAGATCGTCAACGTGCCGTTCGACGGCCAGATGAAGCTTTGGTTCTCAGAAGAGGTTGTCAAAGATGGCAGCTATCGGCGAGTCGTCAAGGTCGAAGTCCCCGTGATGGAGACTCTTGGCGCGGCAGGTACCTCAGCAGGTTATGTAGCACCACCCAAGGTGGCCTACAGGGAGACTCACATCCACACAACCTTTTCGTCGGGTCGTGCAACACAAGCCGATCGTGCGAATTCGCTGAAGATCGCGTTGGCCTTCATCCAGGGCGCCAGCTCCACAACGGGAACTGGTACTTTGGACAATGCCGCGGCCGGCGATGCCTTCAAGGCATCGGTCGCGCCGGGGGTCAACTTCTTGATCAATGGTGTAATGCCCCAGTAGCAGGTTCTCTGCCTCTAGGGGTGGCCTTTCCTTAGGCCCTACACCAGGTACCTTGGTCCAATTCCGGCGTACTGCCGGGTAAGGAGTTCATAATGAATGACTGGATCAGTCCGCGTTCACCTGAGGATACGATAAAGTTCCTAGGTGAAGTTTCCGAGCTACTCTCGGGCTTAGGTGGTCCTTTAACGAAGGACCTTTCCAAGCTAGTTGCTTCTGGTGACTACATTGGGTTGGTTAACTACCGATTCGATTATAACCAGGGTTACGATCTTCGTGATGTGGTTTTAGCCAGGCAAATCCATGCTCTGTTTCACAAACAGGAGTGGATGAACCTGGGTATTGACACTAAGGAAGTCGCAAAGGCTAAGTTCGATGAGATGGAGGAGAAGTGCAGGGTTACGAATGAGATCTGGGACTCCGGTCAGCGAAATGCTGATGTCCTCCCGATATTGCATCGGGCTAGACAAAAAATCCGTGAGATCCTCGGTCCTGTTCCTAAACTCTCGCAACTAACGCTCGCCTTCGGCCCGGGGGCCACTACGGCCGTTAAAGGTAAGGTAGCTAACGCCAGGAGCAAGCTATCTGCCAGTCTAGCGTGCAGTCGTGACAGTTTGCCTTTTGTTGGTGGTCTCCTTGCAGAGGCCCCATTATGGGCTACACATCATGCAGGTCTAAGGTCCGTTAAATCGAGTCCAAGCGTAGCTACCGTTTCCAGTGATGGAACGGTCTATATGCAGGACCCCGATAGTAGCGTGACTGTATACCTAGATGTGCTAGTCCACGGAGGTAAGCTCGTTTATGTCCCGAAAGATGCTCGGAGCATGAGGCCTATAGTAGTTGAGCCGACCTTGAATGGGTTCGCCCAGAAGGGGATTGGTTCCTTTATTAAAAGCCGAATGCTCTCGCGAGCAGGGGTTGACCTCACTGATCAAACGAGGAATCAGGATCTTGCGTGTGAGGGTAGCATATCAAACCGTTTCGCAACGGTTGACATGTCCTCAGCGTCAGACACCGTTTCCTGGTCAGTGGTCAGGGAATTACTCCCTTGGGAGTGGTTCGAGTTTCTTGCGTCCTGGCGAACAGGCGATATAGAGACACCTGACGGCCCTCGCGAACTCCATAAGTTCAGTAGTATGGGCAACGCCTTCACTTTCGAGCTGGAGTCTTTAATATTCTTCAGCTTGGCAGCGGCGTGCTGTGACTATCTGGGCCTGGAGTCCGAAATCTGCACGTTTGGGGACGATGTTATAATCGATTCTCAAGCGTACAGCCTTTTCTGTCAGGTTCTTGGCGACTTTGGCTTTATCGTGAATAACGAGAAAAGCTTCGCGTCGGGACCTTTCAGGGAAAGCTGTGGTGCAGATTGGTTATCGGGAAAGAGCATCCGCCCTTATTACTTTAAACAGGTAATGAGTGAGCGTACCCTGTACACCTTCCACAACTTTGCGGTCAGGCATTGTGAGCCTGAACTCGCCCGTTTGATCCAAAGTTGGACTGACCCTGCTCAACGCCTTTTCGGTCCTGATGGGTATGGGGATGGCCATTTGATTGGCTCCTATACCCTGAAGAAAAACCGTGAGGCGCGTAGGGGTGGTTGGGAAGTTGGGTATTTCGATAGCTATTCCCTTAGGCCTAACCGCCTCAAGAAGCGGTATGCCGGGGACTGGTTATTTCCCTCCTATAGTGTGTACACACGTTCGAGTGAGCGAAATTACAGCGACCCGGACATCGTCCGTGGAAGCTGTGGTTACGCGAAAGTATCTCTTCGCACCCTAGCCAGCGGAGTTTTCCGCTGATCTTTAGGAGATTTCTCCTTGGGTTTACCCCATCGTTACGGGGGCCCTGACTGATGG